TCGGGAACCGACAGTGTGGCCCCCGAAAGCGAGTCGACTACGTCAACGAACTTCGGGGCTGCCATCACGCACCTGCCGAGCCGGTGAGACGAACGAAGCGATTGACGTCGCGGACGATGAAACCGAACTCGACCTCAACGCGCAGCGCGAACATGTTCCGCTGGAACAGGTTGAGCTGCGTGCCGCCCTTGTTGATGGTGGCCTGATCGGTGGCGCTGACCTTGATGCCCTCAACAGTGCCCCAACGTGCCGAACCCCAGTCACCCGCGAAGCCGAGAGTTTCCGTGGTGCCGGAGCCGCCACGCGCCTTGTACACCGAACTGGTCTTGTAGATCGGGCGGCCGAGGAGCGAACCGATCGAACCGTCCTGCTGAGCGTTCGCCGTGAACAGCGGGCGCCCATCAGCGTCGAGCTCACCGAGCACCTTGATTTCGCCGGCAGGGGACATTGCCCAGCCGGTAATGTCGCCCTTGCCGACCGTCGCCACCGACGACAGTGCACCGAGCAGTCCGGTGTACACCGAACCGGCAGTGTCGATGCTTGCGGTCGGGGCCGCAGCGAGGTTGTCGAAGTTCGAGCCGGGAGACGGGCCGAACATGACAGCCGTGTCGAACAGCTTCGCGAGCGCGCCGGGCAGGCGGGTCTGCAGAGCGTTGTACAGGGCGGCCTTGTCGCGGCGGAACTCGTCCGAGAACACCTCGATGATCGCAGCCTTGTACGGCGTCATCGACTTCTGACCGAACTCCGAGTCGCCAACCGGCTTCTCTTCGGTCTCATTGACCCACTCGGCGACAGGGTCACCGGTGATCGTCTGGATAGTGATGCCTGAGCCCGGCAGGTTGACCTTCGGAACGAGTCGCTGAATCACAGACTCGTTCTGGGCGTCCTGCCAAATCTCGTTCGACACCTGGGGCGGGAGCAGGACTCCTGCGGTAGTGCGGTTCATGTTGATCCCGGCCATCGGGATTCCTTCCCGGCCAGATGTCCTGGCCTACGTCAGAGGAGCTTGTCGATTGCCGCAGCGAACTGCTGCGCGGCGGATCCAGTTCCGACTCCCTTCGCTCCTTGCGAGCGATCCGGCTTCGGTCCCTTAGTGCCGCCTTGCGCGGCGAGATACGGCTTACGGCGGAGCAGGTCGTCTATCGCTTCCGCGATCTCGTCCTGGTCGACGTCGCCGTCCTCCCCGACCTCGAAGTCCTCGAGGTCGATGAAGTTCAGTGCGTCGGCGGGGTCTGCGAGCTTGCCGGCGGCAACCGCCCGCACCTCCGCCTTCACGATTCGTGCATTTGCCTTAGCGAGCGCCGCCGATTCGGCCTGCTGCCGCGCCTTGGTGTCTTCGTCTTCGTTGGCGTTGTCCGCGAGAGCAGCTTCTGCGGCGATCCGCTTCTGCCGTTCCGCCTTGAGCTTCGCCTTCATGGCGTCGAGGGCCTTCTTGCCGGCGTCACCGAGCTTGTCGGCGCCCTCCGGATCCTCAACACCGTCGTCGTCCGCCTCGGGCGCCTCACGGTCCGCATCCTCCTCGGGTGCGTCCGAAAGCAAAGCCTCGATGCTGTTGTCGTCTTCCATTTGGAAACTCTCCTTGCGAGAGGTTGGCCTCACCCCTTGCGGGCGAGGAAATCAGAGGAGATACCCGTACAACCGCAGCAAACGCAAAGCGTCCTCACGGTTCTCGGCGATCCGGTAGATACCCTCGGGCATCAACCGCGGCGCACGCGCCTGGAAATACCGTTGCCCACGAACATCGGTCTGCCTTTGGGCGTAACCAGCACGACTCATCGCGGCGTACGCCACACCGCGGCGAGTGATGCCCTCCATGGTTGTTTCGATCTGCTGGCCGTACACCTGCGTCGTCGTCAAACGACCCTTCGGGATCCAGCCCGCAACATTCACTTGAGCAGTAGACATACCCCGGCGCACATTGACGACCTGCGTGATATCAGCGCCGTCACGGATCGCCTGCGCACCAACCTTGGTGAACAACCGATCCTGCTCAGTGGCAGACAGGTTCGCGAAATAGCGGTCAGCATCAACCGTCAAATCACCTGCCATCGACTCCTTCGACGGAATGTGCCGGCAATCGCAGCCAGGATGACGACGGAACCCTGTGTTGTAGCGGTAGAACTTCCCAGCCAGCACCACACACCGAGAACAGGAAGGCGGATTGAGCATCCGCACATATCCGACGCCTCGATGGGCCGCCATACCGGTCGACTCCACAGCACGCCCGGTGTCAGACATCAACGTCTGCACCGCAAGCTCCAACCAGCGACCGCCCGAATCCAACGCGGCCGTCTCCGTAGCCCCACCAGCGATGGCGCGTTTCGTTGCCACCTTCGCGCCCACAAGCAAAGACTCGACGGGACGACCATCGCCTGCCAGCCCGACGAAAGCCTCCGGATCCGGAACACCGTCCGGCGCCACGTCGATGTTCAACTCGTCGAGGACCCGCGGAACAAACTCCACCGACCTCGACGCCACAGTCTGCTGCGCCTGCAGTACAGCAACGAGCGCCGGAGAAGAAATCGACGCCCACGACTGATCGAAATCTCCATCCATGCGCCGCCAGAGACGACGCAGGACCGCCAACAATGCGGCAGTCACGCGGGCCTGGTCGCGCCAGTAACTACTCGCTTCCGCCGGCAGCACCGGTCACATCCTGGAAGTTGCGGACCACACGATCAAGCTGCGGATCCTCCGCCTCCTCAGCGCGAAGACGCAAAGCGCGCTTGATCTTCTCCGGGCCCCACCCGAGTTCCTCATAGGCCATCTCAGCGGGAAGCAGCGACCGCTTCTGCCCATCCACCGCAGTGTGGAGCTTCACGATCGCATCAGTCTTCTGCGCCACAGTCGGAGTCGCCGGATCATTCCACAACGTCTCGAGGAGTTCAGCGTCCTCACTCCACTGCCCATCACGAATCCGGATCGCGATCTGCAACGCCTCCGTTGTCGGATCCCCGAAGTACTCGCCGCACAACTCCGCTTTCTTCACCAGACGCGACTCGCGGGAACGAATCGCATCAGCAGAAGCCGCATCGTCGGCAGCGAGACCGAAGTAGCTAGCCGGAACACCCGCCACACCCGACGCCATGCGGGCATACAAGTTCATCATGCGCTCGAAGTTCTCCATGCTCGACGAATCGAACTGGAACGTCTTCGCATTCGGGTTCGAGATCGCCCACACCGCGCCGAAGTAGGCCTCCCACACAGGCATCGGTTCACCGTCCGGGCTCACAAAGTCACCCTTGGACGCGCCAAGAACACCACGCTGCGGCACAGCGTGTGTCTCCTGCGCCAACTGGGCGTTCGTCAAGTTCCGGGCCGCAGAATCAACCAGCGGGATAACCCCCGCCATCTCCGACACACCCTGCGTTGTGCGGGAAGACGGAATTGTCAACCGCCGGCGGTTGAACTTCGGCACCACCGGAACCCGCTCCATACCGTGCTGGTCCCGATCGACCTCCGCCCAATCGCCACCATCCGACGTCAACCACACCGTCTCATTGGGCAGATACAACGTCGCGGCCGTCGCCTTACCGTTCACCACGTCGTACAAACGCAAAGCCGAAGCGACACGACCAGTCCGATGGTCCCGGTCCGTGATCACCTCACGCGGAGACTCCACCGTAATCAACGGCTTCTGCGGGTTCACCTCATTCGCGCCGACGCAGTAATACGACCGCCCGTACACCAACGCATCGAGAAACCCGAGCTTCGACTGAGCCGGCATACGGTTCGTACGCCACAACTCCCACAACTCGGAGTCCCCCGACTCGCTCCCCGGCAAACGGAAACCCTTGATCGACAGCCGCTCATGCAGCGCATCGACCGCAATCAAACACCAGTTCACAATCACCGTGAACCGCTGCAACTCCGGCGGAATCGCAAGCCCCAACTGCTCGAGCCGCTGCATCCCGTCGTAATACATGTCCGCCAAGTCGAACCCGGACTGTGCATCAGACAACTGCTGCTCGAGCTTCTTGAAAATCTCCGATTCCTCGGGAGACAGTGCCATCCCAGCCTCCTATCGGAAAACAATTACGCGCGAATCGACCTCATCAGCCCAACCATCGGCATGGGCGTCCTGTGCAGCTTCGTGAGCGAGGATTGACGCCATAGCAGCATCAATCTTCTGATGGTCGGCAGGTTTGCCGAGAATGTACTTCTGGCCCGGCTTAGCTACCTTGCGGCAGTTCGCCATATGCACCGCAGTGATCGGGCAGCCGTCATGCCGGATCCGGCCCGTCGTCAAATCGGTCTCGAACCGCCGGATCGCGTCATACATCTGACCAGTCCGGTTCGTGGCCCACTCGACCACCTTCTCCTGCCCGAACTCCAACGCCCAATCACCGATCTCCGAGCGCCAGTCCTGCGGATCGCAATACATCCGGCGAACATCAAACCGAGAGAACAACTCATCCACCGCAGCGTGTACTTCACCGCGGGGAATTTGATCGCCCCACTGCGCCGGATCCCAGATCGTCGGACGATCATCAGGCCCATACCGCGGCGTGAACAACACCCCATCGATCGTGTGAGCGCGAATGGCAGTGTGGTCGTTGTTCTCCGAACCATCGAAGCCCAAAGTGATCTTCGTGCCCGCAGGCGGTTCAGGAAGCCACCGCATCAGCCCACCGGTCCTCCCACAACCCGTCCCGCAACCACGAACCAGCGCCGTACACGATCCGGTTCCCGAAGAACCGCTCCGCCTCAGCAGGGTCACGTTCCATCATCTCGTTGACCTCAGCCTCAATGCCGTCCAGATTCTTCAACGCCCACGGAGCACCGGCATAGTTGAACCTCAAGATCTTGCGGCGCTCCCGCTTATCGCCGAACGACAAGTTCGCCGGCGGCAACCGGAAATCGCGGTAAATGTCCTCAGCCGTCGACTCATACGTCCGCTGAGCCACCGAGTTCTCCGACGGATCCCACGCATTCGTGGTCTCAATCGAACGACCACCCATACCCGCAAGACCACGACGCTGCGTACGCGCTGTCTTCGTCATCGAGTTCGAATCCGTCCAAATGCCCGTCTCGTCCTGAGGCACGAACGTCACACGCTGGCCAAGCCTCGAAGTTGCCTTCGACGTCACCACGTCAATGCGCCCACCATTAGGGAGGCGAATGAACTCCTCGCCCGTACGGGGAATCACATCCGACAGAGGACCGCGATCGATCATCGGCCGCAGCGCGCCATAAGTGTTGTCGGTCTGGTCCTCCGTCGTCGCAGTGACCTGGATCAGTGGAGTCGGCCACGGCTTACCCATCGGCTCACCCGGCACATACTCGTACAACCAGCCGCACCCGCAGCCGTAGTCACTACAGCGGAAGACTTCACCGCCGGCAGCGAACCCAGCGAACACCACCGGGCCCACACCCTCAGCGCACACAAACGCCGCAATCAGCGGAGACTTCCCCCACTTCTGCGCCCGGACCAACTGAGAACGCCGATACACGAACGCCTGCGCCAGCTCCCCGACACGAGCAGTCGGCTTGATCGCGTAATGGTTCTGCACGAACGTCAACTGCTCCGGAACCAGCTCGAGCATCTCGCCCGCAGAAAACCCGTCAGGGATCGCACAGTGCTGCTCAATCCAATCCGGAACAATATCCAACGTCAGATCAGGTGGCCGCATCTGGCACCGCCGCCAGACGACGCTCACGGGCAGACGGCCGGCGCGAAGCCGCCACCTCCGCAGCAGGCTTCTCCGGCTCACCGATCCGGATCATCGCATCCGACATCGACTTGTGCGTCAACAGCAACGAATCCATCTGCTGCCGCACCAAGTTGCGGGCGCCAGGAGACACATCCGGCCGCATCGACTCAACGAGATGCCGCACATGCAACGCCACCTCGATCTCCATGCCGTTCTCGAGCCAGATGATCGACTGCGGCTTCCGCCAATACGTCTCCCACATCTCCAACTCCGCCTCCGACGCATCCGGCAACGGACACACAGGAGGCTTACGGCGAGGAAGCTTCGACGGAAGAACCCGCCACTCCCCCTTACTCAAAGACATCGCGGACCGAAGCGAGTTCGGATCCTTCGCTGGACCCGACCGGGCCCGTGCTCCACCAGACGGCATAGTGATCACTCCTCGGCGGCATTGCACCACCACGGATCGAGGCAGCCTTGCGCCGCCCCGGACAGTTTTGAACGTGTCGCGGGAAAAGTTCACCTCCCCCGCGGTCAGGGGGTCTGGTCCCTTTGGGGTCGCCCCCCACCCCCTCTGCGCATCGTCGCAGGTCAAGGGGTCGTTGCGTCGGGTAACGAGTTGCATCGTCGCAGGTCAGAGGCCTGTTTGCCGTCTGCCAGCGGTCGCCCGGTTGCATCCGATGTGCTCGGGCCCGCGGTACCGGGTGCGGTCCTCGTCGTCGTGGCCGAGGTCCCACCTCTGGTCGGGCCGGATGGGTTGGGCGCACCGCCAGCATGTGACCCCACCTGTCTGCACGGCCGGCTTCCATTGGTTGCGGGCTGCCTGGTGTGCGGTGCCGTATCCGCGTTGGGTGGTGGTGCCTCTGGCGTGCTCTGCTGCTTGCCTGTGTTGTGGGCACTTCGCTTCGGGTTGGATGTGTGGACATCCGGGTTGGCTGCACACTCGGTTGCGTGCGCGTGCCATGCGCGCTCCTACAGTCCGTGGTGTTTGTTGTGTGTGGCTGCGTGTTCGCGTCGTTCAGTCATGCGGTGTTCGAGTAGCCGGTCTTGTTCGGCTTCGAGTCGCTCGACTGTCTTGTGGTCTTCGTCGGCGCGTGCTGTGCGGAGTCGTGCCGTGTTGTCGAGGAGACGGTTACGGAGTTCGCTTGGTGTCATCGGAGCCACCGTGCGTTGAGGGTGAGGAGGATCTGTACCCAAGGCTTGAGTGCCATCA